AAATCTATAACATCAGCACCACCGTCTTGGAATTTAATATTACCACCATCAGCATCGATGAATATATCATCTGAAGCATCAAGTGTAATATCAGTAGAAGTTACAACCAGATTAGTTGAACTATTTTGTAATGTACCAAAGCTAGCTGAATCATCTCTTAATGTGATTGTACCACCACCAGCATCAAGTGTAATATTGCCACTATCATTGACATATAATCCAGTTGATTTAATTTGATTTGCCGATGCATCAAATACTGCATCTATTTCGTTAATAGCTCCTACTAAATCTGAATCTACATTTGTAGTGAGTGCAGCACTGTCACCAGCAAACTTAGAAGTAACATTATACTTACGCCTAAAATCAATTAAGTTTTCATCTAAATTAAGTACTTTATATGCCATTTTCTTTTTCCAGTAATTTTAAGATTAAATCATTGATTTTTTCTATACCTTCCTCAACCTTATCTAATCTATTTATTAATTCCTTTTCATCTTGAGATTTTTTAATTCTCAATGCTTTTCTTTGTCGAGCCTGAAAGACTTCATGCTCATTTATATTCACAATGACACCAGTATTCCTATCTCTGGCTAAATTTTTATGTCCTTCAACTGTTATTAAATCCATAAATTTCATTAATCAATTAATGCGATCGCTCTAAAGTCTCTAATCTTAGGAACTTTTGATGAGTTGGTTGAACGCATTACAAGTTTAAATTGCATTTTTGTAAATGGTACTAATACACCATTCTGTCCACCAGCCAAATATTCATAATCTCTAAATATTGCAGGATTATCATCAGGTGCAGGTGTTGATACAGGTGATAATAGTGTCCAATCTTTTTGTTCCAAGTTCGTATTTTCATCACCTACTCTGTAATAGAAGTCAACATTAGCAACTGATGGTCTATTAATTGCAATATATGCCTTAATACCAACAGAAGCATTTGCCAATACTGCAGGTATTGAAATGTGTCTTGCAAGTTCATTACCACTACCAGCAGATGTTTCAGCGGCAGGATCTATTGTATATGGATCAGCACCAGTATCTGTAATTCTATTTTCAATCGTTGTTAATGAAGCTCTCTGTAAATCAACAATAGGTGATACAAAATTACTATTTGTCTTAAGTGTTACACTTATTTCTGAAGAATAATTTCCACCCAAACCTTCAGATCCAACAGATAGATTTTCTCTTGTTCTATTGGCAATCATTTTAGGTCCATTAATAAATGAAGTTGTTTTACCAAGTCGTAATCCTGACCATGTGGTATCTTTAATCATTCTGGTATTATTACCGTCACTATCAGTAAGTGATCTACCTGAAGTAAATTTACCCCTAAGTCCTACACCTGTTAAATCTGGTGACATTGTTTGAATATCTACCTTAGCAAAGTTAAATTGAATATTTCTATCTTTTATTTTAACATTACTACCACCAGAGAATGTACTACTTGTGGCAGTTGAATCTGCTTCAAATGTAAAACCTTGTCCGTCTCTATGTGTGACAGTTTTGGCTGTCATTAGTGAACTACCTAGCAAACCACCATATCTAGCTGAAGGTGTTAAATTTGATAGAGTAAATGTATCACCAGAATCTAAACCGTGTTCAGGATATAATATAGTCACAGTAGCATCACTTGCAGTTGTTTTAATTGGGTTTGCAGGTAATCTTTCAACAGGTACCCTAGCATTTCTTAATCGTACATCACCAGATGTCTTATTAAATGATGCTCTACCTAATCGCATCATAAGATCTTTCTTCTGGTCAGGTTCCCATGTTCTACCGTTTTGTGACTTAAACAATGAACCAAGTGAAGGTTGAGTTGTAATTCTCTTAGATGTAGAACCTAAGTGGAACTCTCCAACCTCTGAGACATATACATTGTAGTTATTACTATCAGCAAGTAAAACAACAGCATACTCTTCCTGTGGTAACAAATAAATTGGTTCATCAAATACAAACTTGGTTGGAGCTGCCAAAGCACCAGCAACTGTTTGTGTAGAGGCAACACTTACCTGAGCTGATGTAAGTGTTTTTGTTGCCAAAATTTTTGTACTATGTGGATGTCCATTTTCCATAGGTCTGATCTGACATGTAATAGGTAAATTATTATCTTTTGTTTTAAAATAAGCTGTCAGTGATGTTATAAACACACCTGTAATATCATTCACAAAGAATGATTGAGCAAGAGGATCTCTATATCCACATCTTGAGAACATAAATTTATCACCAATGAATGTATCACCAGTAGATTTAAAATTCTTGGTGGAAAATTGAATATTAGCTGACGGTGGAGTAGGATCTAATGTAAAGGTATTTGGACCAGTAATTAAAGGACTTGTTATTTTACCAATTGTCGCGGTCGCATTATCAGATTTCTTATCGTTAGATGTTGATGTTTGCTCACCTTGAACGGTTAACACACGAGTTGTTTTTACGGTTTGTTGTGTTGTTTCAATTGCACCTTGTGCTGAATATGTTGTTGTGGCTATTGATAATGCTTGATTATCTAATCCACCAGAAATATCCAGTAGTTTAAATTGTCTTGTACCAGCCTTAAATTGTTTGTATGGTATAAAGAATGATCCTTCAATTATACCATCGGAATCTGAAACAAGACTACTTTTTGTTTCAGGGTGTTGTGTATTACCATGATACTGTGTACCTAATTCAGATGAATCACAAGAGAATGTCTGGAATGTTTGTTGTTTGACCCAATTATCTACTTGTTTACCATCAAAATATGGGAAGTATCTTGTAGCAGGTCTTAAACCTTCAGCTTTAAAGTAAATCTTACGTGATCTTATCCAAGGTAATAATGCAAGATCAACTACCTTTGTACCTATTATCTCTCGTATTGTTTCAGATGCAACAATTCTATTTACGGTTGTAACTGTTGTTTCAACAACAGGGTCAGGTGTTGCAGGTCTTTGATAAACTCTGTTATCACCCCAATAGTCTGCTCTCTTTTCGGCAACTGTTCTATAATCTCTTTTAGGTGTTGTTGAAGTTAGTGTATTTTTAGATTGATCACCAACCGTTAAATCGTTTAGATCTTTTCCTGACCAGTTCCATTCCCAGTTATTCCAAAGCAATGCTTGAGATGTATCAAGCTTTGTACCACCTTTTATAACTTTTTCCGCGGCAACCTTGGTTTCTCTCCATTCATCTGATGCAGGAGATAATCTTATTGTTCCTCTTGATGAGGTAACATTAAATGGGTTAATATTCTCTGTTCCAGAACATATATTAATTGATTGATATTCAGCTGAGTCATATGATAACATCACCAAATCACCAATCTTGGTTACATTTGCTGATGAATCAGCATTGTATATAAGTCTTATGTTATCTTCAATGAATGATGGTCTTAATAATTTTGCCTCTGGATCAATTGCTGCATTATATGCTATATTTTTTGTATCAGCAAATGCTTGATCAACAAAATTATCTACAACAAATCCTGCTTTTGTTCTTGCATTACCTGCACTATCCAATACTTGAAGATTTTTTGTATCAACTTCAAGTAATGATAATGTTGTTAATTCCTCAAGTCTCTGGATTTGTTTATCTAATTTTGATATATCATTCATGGTATATCGTTTTGCATCGATAGCTTCCATTTTAACATCTGAATCATTGAGCGTATTTGCATTCAATGACATTTTAAATAGCTCTAATGTACCATCAGGGGTAATTGGGAATTTAGGATCAAAATCTGGTGTTCCTTGAACATTTATTAATACACCATTTTGATCAATTACCAATTTATCCATTCTTGGTTGATATGTTTCAATATCAGCATTAATAAATGAACCATTAATTGGTAAATTACAACTATCTATAAATCTTTGTCCTGAGATTGTTCCAACTCTTGTAGGTCTAAAATCAAGCACATCACGTAAATCAACAGGACCTTGTGTAGGAGAGTTGAATGTTGGAATGTCTGAATAGTTTACCTGACCTATGTATGAATTAACTGAATAAAAGTCACCAGCACCGTGTGCAAAGTATCTGAATGATACATAAGTATTTGTTGGTTTACTCAATCCTGGTTTTAGAACTAATCTACCGTGTTGATAATAGTTATCTCTTTGTCCGTTGTCAAAGATATAATTCTGTCCTGTGCTATCACCACTTGCACTGTCTTTAATTTGTCTTATATCATAAATATCAGCCTGGCCTAGTGTTAGATAACTAATACCATCTGAATCTGTCCAATCACCAGACGAGGTGGATGTTTTTGTTGCACTTGTAAGTGTTTTTGATTTTGCTGTAATTGTTATATTTACATAATACAACAAATGATAAGTTTGATTTGCCTGTAGTCCTGTTAAATTTGCACCAGAACCACCACCTGTAATTGTAACACCAGGTGTAACCTGTGTTCCGTTTGCAAGTGTTGCGATCCATTTAGTACTCTCTACAAGAGTACCACTTGCAACTGATAATGTTGCATTTCCTGAACCATCGGCTGTACCAATTTTAATTCTTTGTTCAGCCATTGATATATCAGTAAGATCTTTTGGTCTTGTTCTTGGTAGATCAAAAAATAAATTATTGTTTGTAGGATCTTGTATAATTGCTTTCTTTACTCCGTTTAGAGTATCATATCGTAAGCTCCAAGCATCTCCTGCGCTATCACCTAATTTCTTAACATCTGCTTCAAAAGATCTTTTCACTGGATCATTTAACTTTGTATCAAAAATATAAAGTCTATATTCTGATCCAATCTTTTCCAGAGCTCTTACACTAGTTGTACCTATTGAACTACCACTTGAGTCAAGCATTCCAATCTTAAGTGGTTTACCGTTTGCCCCAGCACTATTTGATGAATACCAAACAGGGATACTAATTGCATTTGCAGAATCTGATCTAACGTAATTACCAAAATCTGTAGGAATACCTACATTATTTTCCAAAACTGATGTTTGTGGTTTGGCAATAGGTAATGTTTTTGCTGTTTGAGTTTCAGCTCTATAACCATATACATATGCAATACCTGGAGCAACATCAAGATTTAAATAATCGCTTGATGAATCATTTTCAGAATATGATGCTCTGAAGGGTTTTACAATATAGTTACCTGATTCCTCATACGTACGTTTTGCCATGAAATCATTAATTTTAGCATAATTATCAGTTGCTGAAACTTGAGAAACAATTTCAGATTGTTTAACTGTACAATAATAGACAAAATCTTCTGTTGCAAGTACATCTGCTTCATCAATAAGTGTAAGTTGTATTCTATACCTATCAGCGCCTGGTGCAGATGTATTAGGGGTTACACCTTGATTATCGTATAGTGCTGCATTATCTACAGCTGTTACAATATCTTGTGTAACTTTAAATCCAACATTACCACTATAATCATTTGAATAGTATGCTAAAATTAATGATTGTGCTGGTGCAAATACAAAGTGTCCTTGTATAAAGAAAGCACCATCACCAAATGAGATTCTTGTTCCTGTACCAGTTGCATTACTGGCTTTTGATTTAAGGTCATCAAGACCGTTGCCGTCACTATTTTCTAGTGTTTCATTATCAGTTGCTTTTACATAAGCACCATCAGATGTTCCACCTGTATATTGAACATATATTGTATCAACATCACCTGTCTGTGCTGCAGTATAAACTTCTAATATTCTAAATCGAACTTTAGATGTAACACCTCTAAATTCTTTTCCTATAAGAACAGTAGTATCTACAGGTAAAGGCTCTCCTGTGCCTGATGTATTAAGCTTAATGTAATCATAAGATTTATTGATGGTAACAGTTGAACCAGATACACAAGCACCTTCTTTGAAAATATTCTTACCGAATCTTTCTAATTCTTTATTAATAATTGTTTGTAACTGTGTTAATTCTCTGGCTTGTAGTGCTCTACCTCCATTAAACAATATACGATAGTATTGGTCACTATCTCTAAAATCATCTCTATATGTTGATGAGAGAATACTTGAATTAAATGCAGTTGCCATATCTTATCCTAAAGTGTAATTACTATCTTCAAATCTTCTGTTTGAGATTCTGTCCTTGTAACAGCAGCTCTATTATCTATATATAATAGGTCTCCTGTCATAGGATCTACATCTCGTACTCCGGCAGAATCACCTAATGTTGATATTGTACCAGAACCACCTAGTGAACCAGTTATTGTTTCACCAACTTGGAAAGCAACAAATCCTGTTGTTTCATTTTTATGGAATTTTAATGTTTTATCCCCTGTACCACTTGGACAACTATCCAAGTATGCTTTGGCACCAGATGTACCACCAGTAATAAGTCCATCAACAACAAATTCTGTTGAAATACCTACTTTCATTACTTTTGCTGCATTACCATCAGCACCTGTAAAGAAACTACTTGCATGTTTATATGCATCAGCACTATCTTGTCCAGGTTTTAATGGATTTTTAAGAACAGCAACTTGTCTGAAATCATTTCCTACAACCCATGTACCATTATTATTACCGGCAGGTTGTACATTAAACATTACTGAACTTGCTTTTAAATCTTTTCTTGGGTCGGCACCAGGTCCACCTTCAGGTCCAAGCACTGCTCTTGCTTTTGCAGGTTTGGTTGGTGAACCACCACCTGAAAATGCAACACTTACTTGTTTGTAACCACTACCACCTGAATCATATGCACCTAGTTCAACTTTACTTACAGATGTTCCTGATAATGTTGCAGTGGCAGCGGCAGATGAACCATCACCATAAATTGTAACTGATGGTGCACTTGTATAACCTGTACCACCTGAATCCAATTGTATATTAATAATTCTACCTTTTACTGCAGCATTTTGAATTGTTTTCTGTTGTTGTTGAGCTGCAGTTAGTGTTGGATCAAGAGCAGAGTCAGTTACAAATTCCACTGGCATATAATTTGCTGCAAGATATTTGTTTGCATTCGTTGCATCAATACTGTATAAGAATTCCATCTGTATCCATCACCTGTATCAAGTGCTGTTGTTGCAGTACCTGTTGGTTTTATTGTTGATGGTTGCACAGTACCTGCATTGTTTTTTGCAGCTTGTAAACACATATAAACATTATTTTCATCTGTGAGTACATAGTATGCATTTGTTGGATAACCTGTTGTATTATCATCATATCCACTATAAGTCGTACCTGTTGACCAATTATATCTTGGAATAACAAACTTATAGTCTGAAATCTTTTTAACACCAGTTAAATCATATCTGGCTTTTCTACCTTCACGATCATTTACACCTGGTGAAGGCGCTGCATCTGAATCATTCCAATCTTGAGTTCTTCCTATTGCTGCATAGTATGTGTTTACCTTTCCTCTATAAACAGCAGGATAAGTTACATTACTTAACCCAGCCTGATCTGCATTAGCTGAGTCAGTTAAAGTTAAAAATGTAATACCGGAAGTTGTTTCTGAACCATCACTGTCATTTAATACAGTATATTGTCTACCGACATCACCAAAAAGTTTTTCGGCTTGTTGAAATTTTGTTTGATTTGTTACTACTGCTGCCATTTTTTAATCCTATTCCTTAATGCCATTCTTTTAAAATTGTTTGTTATAACTGCCATCTTCTATTCCTATTAAGAGATTGTTGCGCCGTAGTTACTGATTAAATACCAATTTGTACCGTCCCATATAAATGTTGCTGTATCATATTGGTCAAGTGCAACAGAAGTACCATTGGCAAAATTGTTTGGTGTAATTGTTGCAATACCAGCACCTTTATTAGTAAATACTTTTAACTCACCTGATTTTACTCCATTTGTTAATGTTAATGTAATAGGTGTA